GATGAGACTCATATTGATCTGATAAAAATGGTTTGTGATAATACTAACAAGCTTCTGAGGGTGATACACAGAACAGCATTGGGGTCTGGGTTTTATCGACGAAGATTTGAAATTGATCAATCGGAAGTTAAAATTGACATTAGCACAGTGGATGTTGAAAGAACATTCAAAAATTCAGTTGATAAACCCTTTCACTCAATCGAAGACCTTAGGAACATTTTAACACTAGAAAATCAGCCAACTATCAATAAACATGATGATGACTTCATTGATGTTGTTAGGAAAGTTGATCTGGAGAGTGAGTTTGACAAGGGAGGTTTTTGATCAGAATCTCTTTTTGAATGAGCTAAACTCAAAACATAATACTAACAGACTCAGAAGTATTTTCCCAGTCCCTTATTTCCAACTGTTGGGTGAAGACTCTGCAATTAGGACAACTGAAAATGATTATAACTCAATTAGTTTAATAGCAAGCCTTATGAAATACTCCACAAATTCAGTTTTAAGCAGGATTGGAGAGGTGCTAAGTCACCACCTCAACAAAGTAAATATGGATCAATTAACAAATGACGATTTCTTGTTTTCAATAAAGTTTAGTGAAGAGGAATCTTCAGATATTGCAATTGATGGGCCTGGGAGGAAAAAGTTTATTCGTAAAGGATCTAAGAGACATATAGATGCTCAATCAGAGAGAGATTATTATTGTTTATCAGCTTTTGTGGATGTTTCAGAAATTGAATCATTATCTTATCACTTATCGGATAGAAACAGAGTGTCTGGTCGTGGTTCTATGTTAGAGGACATGGAGCAAATCTCCACACTTGGAGGCATAGGATTGGACTATGTTAAGATTTGTCAATCCATTTATAGAGAAGTGAATATAAATTCCATGAGAGGTGATAGAAGACATAAGATGATTCTTAAACCAACTGGCTATGATGGTTTATATGTGTGCTTATACCCTGGAACCAAATTAAGATGTGGTGAATTAGCTAATAATGTTTGGTTCAAGTTGATAGTTGATAATTCCAAAATCAGTAATGATGGAAGATTTCAGGACCACTGGGCATTCAAGAGATTATTGAGAGATAATTTAGTCTCCCATAGCAAATGGATCTCTTGTGATGTACATAGATTAGATCATTATATT